CTGTTTATTTCAGCAGCAAGCTTATCTCTTTTTTGCCTTAATAAATCCTTCTGGTTTCCAGTAAGCTTAGGCCTGGACTCCTTTATATCTTCGAGCCTCTTCTTTTTCTGCTCATAATCTGCTGTTTGATATGGTATTTCTTCAATAGGAACCTGCTTGTTATCCAACATACTTCCTAGTTTACGTACATCATCTTCTAGTAAATCAATATTCCTTGGTAGTGACCATGCTGGTATAGCGCTTCCCGTATCAAAGTCAGCAAAATATTTATAATCATTATCTGCTACTTTCCCTGCAGGAGCACCATCTATCTGGGTCTCTGCTTCTGTTACAATTTCTTTACATTTCTTCAGGTCTTCAAATTCATTAATATCAACTGATACTTTTTTAGTTACTGTTTTTTTAATCTTTGCTTTTGGCATTTCACTTCTCCTTAAATAGTAGCGGATGAGTGGGGGCAGGATAGCCCTGCCCCCAGTTCCCGTTAGAATTAAAACTTATACATTGTGATGGAAATAACTTCTCCAATCAATGAAACCACCAGCGTGTCGTTCATATACACTTGTCATTAGTGCAAATGTATCAAAGTCCACTGTGTTGTTGGTTTCAGCATCAGCACGTTGTATCCACTTGAAGTTATCCTTCATAGTAGACATATCCAACATACCCCAGCTTGAAGTACTATAATCACTCAGACGTAGCCAGTTAATAATCTGATACAATCCATGCTGCATGTTAACATTATTATTCTCGCTGTCGAGCTCAAACCTTGTCTTGACTAATTCCTGAGCCTTAAAGTTCAAGTCATCAGGAACCAACAGGCAGTAACTATCTCCAGTGTCAATTCTTTCACCGTTAGCCTGTTTAAACTTCCTCATAAGGATTCTTGTTGCCGCCACTGCAGTTGCAGAGAACGAAGAAGCACCGAGGTTATCAAATCCACTTGAAGTGGAAACGCCTGGAACTTTCGTTGTATGACTGTTACTTGCAAGGGCAACACCCTCTTCCTGACTAGGCATGAAATCAAATGCCGTAGATGTAGCATTACCAAAAATAGCTACAGCATTTTTGTCTCTAACCCTGTAAGCAGAATTGATTAACTGCTTTGAAAGGTTAGTAAGGATATCATACTTCAAGTCATCAAACAACTTTCTACTTGCAACTGTTTTAGCTGCATACTCTTTAGATTCAATCTTAGTAGAGTACCCTGGAGTAATACCTAATGTTGTCAACCTACCATTAAAACTAGGTATATCACCAAGTGCAGATACAGATGTCCACTCTTCCCACGCTCTCGTAGAATCAGTGATGATATCAAATATCTGTTCCTTCTTACTGTTTAAATCATTATACTTCCTTGCGTCATCTTCAACTTCACGCAAATCTTCCTGCAGCATCTTTACAAACGCAGGACTTGTTAATGGATTCGCCATCTTCTTTCTCCTATCTAATCAATGTTAAAATCAGTCTACGCCACCAAAGTGTCTTGGTATAAATCTGAATACAGCGTGCTCGCTGCCTGCGTCTCTAAGGTCTAGATGCTCAACCACAATACCCCATCCATCAGTAGTACATGCATCATCATTTTCGATGTATATAGCTTCTGTACCTGTCTGCATTGCACAATGACCTGGAGTTATATTAACCCTTGCAAATGTGTCATCAACTGCAATGTCATGCGGGAATGAATGGTCAACCGTAACTACAGTTGCACTGGTATCATCAGACACCCTATACAAGCCTGCATTTGCACCTGTACGACAATAAGAAGTACAGTTATTAGCCATACCTGTCATATCAGAAGCATTTGCTGTATAACCAAGTCCAGTAGTAGAACCCGTGGTTACAGTCTGTAAGTTAAGAGCACTACTATATGACCCGCTATAAATAGGAGCCTTAATCCTTGTAGTGTTATCTATTAAAGCCACCAATACCAATGGCTGCTTGTCTCCCTTGTTCCACATACCTTCTTGGCCAAAATACTTTCTGGCGTTCTGAGTTGACTGTGTGTCTGATCCGTCAGCTAATCCACTCATACTAATTCTCTGATAAGTAGAATCATAAGTCTGATCTATGTCATTAACGCCAACAATAATACCAGCCAATACAACATTACCAGTGGTATCAAAAGCACCACTAGCCTGACCAGCATTTTCCACGCCACCATCTTGGCTCCATTTTACTAATTGTCCAACATATACAGTATCTGCATTCCCTGAAATAGGAAACCACGAACACTGTTCATCTTTTAAATCTACGACTTCCATAGTTCTTCTCCCCAAACATAGTGTTTAATTAATAATCACCTCGCCAGTTAAGACTGCCACAAAAAGGGCAACCCCCACGTACTGACACCGTGTGGTAATGAACGGGCTCAACAGGATTCCCACTTGAATCAGACCTTATAATAGGTGTTTTTTGTCTAAGAGTTATACCTCCAAGCATCAGACTGGCAGCTGGCTGACCTCCCCCTCTATACTCACTCGGACTATCCGCGCCATTTACTCCAGGCTCAGGATATACCGCAAGGGTCGTTCCTATCTCTTCCCAGGTAGTATCTGCGGTATCAGTCCAACCACCGTCAGAGCTATCCTTGAATGTAGTTCCAGTACCCGCCAGAGCTTCCCTGGCTTGTTGTGTCTGTGTTACTTCTACGGCAAAGTCTTGCAATACAACACCATTAGATGTCGATTCATCTCCTAACGTGTCCCTCTTGTCATTACATGTAAAACTACAATTAAAGCAGTGATAGTAGCGGCCATTATCCTGTTTTGTTTCATCTATAACAGGTAGTGTACGACTATCTCTTGGCCGTCTAGGTTTTCGTGCTTTTGGTTGTCGTCTCGATACTCTCATAACTTCATAGTCCCCGACATTGGAGCTTTATTAGCCATCGCTTTTTTAACAAAACTCTCATCTTTTTTTCTGCGCTTCATATAAGCCTGAACATGCTCATCATTTAAAGCGGCATTTATATCAGGGTCATTGGACGCTCTACTGGACATAGCGGTAGAGCCGCCAACTGCACCACCTGCCCTTTGTCCTTGAAAGGCAGTTGTTGGATTCTGTGATCTTTTGTACATATCTTTATAATAATTCCTTTCCGCTATTTCATAATTCCTCTGGGCATCAAGTTTTCCGTTTTCAGAATAACCAGGAAGCCCTTCCATTGATTTTAAAATAGCCTCATATGCTTCAGGCTCTTCTTCTACTCCCATCCCACGAACAGCCCTGGAATATTCATTTATATACTGTTCTCTTTTATCGTTCTTTTCGTTTTCCATTTTCTTGACCTTAGCCTCGACCATCTTCTCCATACGCTTATTATCATCATCTTCATACCCACCGCCAAAATCAAATATATCATCATCTTCTTTTACAACAGTAGTTGGCTGGTTTTTAAGCTCAGATATTTTATCCAACAAGGTATTGTATCTGTCCTCATTGTCTTCTTTGTAGGCTTTAAATTCTCTTCCAAGCCTACTATTACCATCACGGAGGTTCTTATTTTCTTCTTCTAGTCTAGTTGCATCTGTAGCCTCTTCACTAGATTCCGTTACTGGTTCGTTGACCTCTGTCTCGTCAAGTCCATTAAGTTCGTCCATTTTACATCTCCTTTAAAAAAAATCAACCTATTGTTTTTCTATTTCTCTCGTCTTGCAACTTCTGCAGCTTACCAACACTCTTACCATGTGCCTCTATTAACTTATTCCACCTACTACCTATATACTTACACGCAGTAAATATAGCCCTATCCCTCTCATCCGCCTCGTCTTTATATATTAATTCAAACTTTTGATCTAACAGCAACACTAAATCGTTAAACAACACCCTGCCCACTTCACTATTAAGGGCTATCATAAATTCGGTTGTCTTCTCCAGATTCCTAATAGTAGTTGCTTCTATCTGGTCACTAACCGTCACCTTGCTATATGCGTTATTAGGCACCCATTCCCTCCGCTAATTGAGCCTCTTGCATAGTCTGCTCTACGCCCGATTGATTAGTGGGAGACATACCCCCGCCCCCTTGTGGCTGCTGTCCTCCGCCGCCCATACTTTCCATAGGAGGAGGCGCCTGTGTATCAGCAAAGAACTTATTACGGAACCCTTCATACTCTTTACCCATTAAAGAGGCAACCTCTCCAAGTATATAATCAACGGCATCTCTTCTTTCAGGATCATTTGCTATATAGCCCAATATAGAGATCCAGTTCTGTACCTTTGCCTGCCTTGATGCATCATCATTAAGAGAGGCAGATAAAGGCTTGTATGTAAAGTCTAAATAAGGATTAAAAAATGCCATATTCTCTTCGCCAATCATCTCAGCAGCTGTCTGCTCCTTCATATGTTTTGCTGCCATTTGTGTTATAAACCAGTATAAATCACTAAGGCCCGTGTTCTCCATTGTCAAGGTCCTGTAATTAGACCTTGTATCACTACGCTGCATCTGATTAGCTGTTGCTGTTGCTGTGGTAGTAGGGGCTGCTAATTTACTCTGTGTTTCTGCCGATATACCAGAGGCTTGCTGCATAGCATTCTTATACATAACAATCTGGTTTAAGGCACCATTAACGTCGCCACCTATCTGTACCTCCTGTAGCACATTGCCGCTTTCTGTCTGCCAGAACGCCCCAGGCTTCCACTCTAATGATTCATTATCTGTTATATCATACTGATTACCCTGCATAATAGGAATAGTATGCAACTTTGTTCTGTCGTTTTCCATGTTAAGGGTATCATTAATACCAACCTGGAGTTCTTTTAAGCACTTACCATCCCCCATACCATCATCCTTTGCTGGATGTATATAACAAAGGGCTCTTGTTATAGGCCTATAAGGATTACCTTTAGAGTCTATAGAGCGAGCAGGATTAAATCCTATCATAACCCTGTCATAATTACTCACCGCAAATGTGATTACCATTTCATGTAACTCTGCGCCTTTTTTCTTTTTACCATCCTCACCAATGCCAACTTCTACTTCTATCGCATTGCCATCAGCATCTCTTTCTTTTACCATAACCCAATGCTTTCCAAGCCTCTGGAGTATAGTCCAGTTCTTTAGAGGTGTAGAAGATGATTCTGTTTTATTATCCAAACCATGATGTGTTGTTTTATCTCCTTTAGCCCCGTCTTTAGGTGGAGTCTTAACCTCTTTTAATTTATCAAGGTCAAAGTATTCCATCGTATCGGCATTAGCCTCTAGTTCATCAACAGTTGCATTAAACCTTAATATAACCCACTTCTTTTCCTGTAAACTATATGTATATGACGTATCAGTAAATACATCTCTCGGATCAACCACATCAAAATTAAAATGGTCTTTCAGCACAAACTCTTCATGTACATCTTGTTCATTCATTTTCTCTATTGGCTCTCCTTCGGGAGTTGTACCAATCCTCTCAGGTACCATTTGTGTTCCTGTCTTCTCTGTAACTGTTTCCTGTTCCCACCAACATCTAAAATATGTAACGCCACATATATTTTTCATATTAACCGCTCTCATATATTTCTGGTAGAAATATAATTCTCGCCTGTTAAGTGTTTTGTTTATTAAGTCCTTACTTATCTTTGCTGCGCGGGCACTTCTTTCGTCATCACTGCCAACATACACCTCTACAAAATCATGTGTCTTGAAATACAACCCAGCTTCTATGGCGGATTGGGTGAGCATCTGTGATAAAAACTCAGGCATATATATATCAGACATCCAGTCATAGTTCTTTTCTGTACGCTCGCAGTCAAACATATCAAGATAGTCCAGGTAATCTGCATCTGGAATATTATTATTACTCTGCCCAACTACATATTCACCATCTATAATCAGATTGGCAAGGGCCTTGGTTTCTTCTTTATTATATCGTGCCATATATTTTTTCCTTATCTATTTGTCTGATAATATCTCTTATGTATGTAGTTCCTAGGCTTCTTTGTGAGTTGCTTTCTTGGAGAAAACCTAATATCTTTCATTAAAAACTCAAGAGCGGTACAAAAATGACTCCACTTAACAGTAGGCTTACCCTTCTCAAGTCTCCATTGTTTTAGAGAATCTGCTGTAAGGGGACAATCATTTAACACCCATAAAGTAGGAAGCCTTTTCTCTAGCCCATCCTGATGTATCTTGTTGTTAAACGGCTTCTCGCATAAAGCAGCATTTGCAAGCCGCCTCCTTATCTCATCCCTACCCCTTAAGTTATGGTCTGTCTTTGATGCAGTAGATTTTGTATTAGCACTTTCCCACCATCCACCAGTACACTCTTCATTCTTCTTCATCTGGTTAAAATAATGATTCATGTCATCTATTACACTTTTTGTTGTATTTGACTGTTTTATACTGGCCAGTGGATCTATAAGATTCATCCCAAATCTCCTGGTTGGGCCACTTACATCAGCTATCATCTTGCATATAGCCAGTGTGTTATCCCTTTCTGGATCAGGGTTTAACTCTGCATATATAAACGCTTCATTATATGGGGATAGATACACAAAAATAATAGCAAGCTTTGTTGTAGGATGCCAGTCTTCTGACCTGAAGAATATGCCAGTCTTGGGAATACCATCTGGAAACACATCACTCCCTTTTCTTATATGTATTCTTGGAACAAATTGTTTATATATCTTACCTGTAACAGCCGCAAATATACCGTATCTACGCATATCAACTAACTGTTTATCATCAAAGCCTGCATACTTTTTATCTATAATTTCTTTTGTTAATAACGGGTTATCATCAGTTGCCATCTGAATAACCGCTATAGATTCTTTGCTATTAGTAAATTCTATTTCAGGAAACTTAGACTTATGTTCACGTAAATAATATTCTCTTATAGCCTTACTCTTGTAATAAACCTTAGCGCGTTCATATATACGATCAAAATAATACCCAATAGCATTGTCTTCTGTCGGTGTATATGAGATACACGTATCACCATCTTCTATCAAAAGACGTGCTGGCTGTTCATCGTAGAACGGTTCTGGTGCTAACTCATCAAGCCACAACGCTGTTCGTTTATGACCAGCAACCGACTGCGTAGATTGATTATAAGATACATATTCAATCGTTATATCATCTCCCCCATAAGGATCTCTTATTATCTGTACCTGCCTTCGTGCCGTAATATCCTTCTTTAAAAGGAAAGGAGGTAACCACCTGGTAAACTCTGGATACTGTGTGTTCTTTGTCTCACTAGACCTCTCATTACTATCCTCACTGGACTTAGACTTTTCAACAGGAAGGTTCTGTGACGCAAACCTATATATCTTATGAAGCCTTTCATGCTTGTGTATATCCGCATTACAATGAGGACACTGCTTGCCTTCCAGGCCGCTAAAATATTCCTTTGGGGAAAAGTAATGCCCTCTTTCAATCCCATCTGTACTTAAGCTGTCCTTTAATTTATCTTCGTATATCTTGGCAGTATTACACTTAAAATATACCATATTCTTCCTTGGTACAGGATGCCAGCCAAGTATTCTTAGTACATAGTTATATGCAATAACAGCCGTGCCTCCTGCCTGGTTCCCTTTATTTACAAATATAATATCATAGTCAGCATTAAAAAAAGCATCTGAATG